CTACCCCGCCGGAACGACAAGCTCCGTGCGCCTAGGCCGTTCGCCCTCCCGTCCTGGCACAAGGATGACGATCCTACAGACCGTATTGCCGCCCTGGGACTCCGCGGCGGCACGGGCAAGCCTGCCGCCCTGCTGGGCAGCAATGCGCTGGCCGATCGCATAGCAGTCGGGAGCGCCCTGGGCAAAAAGCAGGGCATTGCCAGCCAAGGCTGGATGCATGAAGGCGTCGAGCACCAGCAACGCGACTGTTATCGCCCCACAGGCCGCGCGAAGTATTTGTGAGCTGAATTTCATCATAACGGCTTTTTAGCCCAACCCGTCTGAATGGGGAATGAACAATCGGCAAAGAGGAAGCGGCGGTTGCCGCCCCTCTTTTCCGTCCAGCGTTTAACCTATACGTGCAGAAGCTTTCAGCCGCCCGAAGATGGCAATAAGACCAGAGGCGGCGGTAATCGCTTGCAGCAACGTATCCACCAGCGCGGCGTTGTCGATCTCACTCGCAGGCAGCCCGAAGATCCCGCCAAGCCCCGCTCCTATCGTGACCAGCGAGGCCCAGATGGTTCTGGACAGATACCAGGGTTTCAGTTCCGTCATTTCGCTCTCCTTCACTAGAACTAAGGCAGGGACAGGATTGTGCGTGCAGGCAGGCCTGCGCCTATTGCAACGCTCATTTGCCTGACCGTGACCTCGATTTGGCTCGGTTCGGGAAAATCCGCCGACCGCATGTCGGCGCTATAGATCCATTCCGGCGACGAGACAGTCGCAATGCGTCGCGGACTGCCGCCTACCGGGGCGATTTCAATGCGATATTCCTCTCTCTCCTCACCAAGCGGGATATCTTCAGCCAGCCAGCTATCGGCATCGATCCGCCCGCGCCGCAGCCAGGAAAGGTGGAGGTCCCCGCCCTCGACCCTGCTTCTCAGGTGCACTGGCGATAGGGGCATCAAGGCGCGCTCGCCGCCTCGCCCGGTCATTGGCAGGTAGTTCTCGCCCGAAATATCATAGGCCATCGGTCCGATGCGCCAGTTCAGATCCAGGCCGATCTCGCTGGCGGTCAATCCTGCCGGGGTGACGGCATCATCCAGCAACACGAAGGACGCTCCAGCTTTCGCCCCGGCGGACATTGCGTCATTTGTACCAAGCTGACCCCGCAAAAGGTTTGTTAAATGCCATAGATCGGGCTCTACCTCCTCCGCTTCCTCGAACTGCACGATCTCCCAGACGCCCGCAGCAGATTGGATTGCGGCAGCATTGGCGCCGTTGAGAAGTTGCAGCCGCGAAACGCTATACAGCTCGCCGCTAAGGAGCCGGACAGTAAGGCCTGAGGAGCGATCGAACCGGCCTTCGACTCTTCCTCCCGGAAGGCTGCTCTCCAAAGCACCGATTACAGCCCGCTCCGGCGCTGTCGCGCGCAAGGCAAAGCCCGTTTCCTCCGGCGAGACCAGCACTGCCTGTGTCCGCCATGGAACGGCATGCACCGCAATGCGGAACTGATCCTCTGGCGCATCCGTTGCCGAACGCAAAGGTAAGTCGAGAAACAGCGCCTCCGGCTGGCTGACGGTGAACTCCCTGCCAGTGCCCACCCGTTCCTCGCCCTTCTCCTCCTCACGCGCGGGCGACGAGGGCACCCTTGCTATGCGCCGCGCATCTACGCGACGTGTAAGACCGTCCTCCACCTCCGTCACCAGATATTCGGGCCCCAAAGCCACACCCGGCAGTCGAACGATGCTTCCCGGCTCCACTCGCCGCTCCGTTGCAGGCACTGCAAAGCGGACGCGCTCGCGTCCATCCCACGTCCGCCGCAGCAGGTCGCGCACAAGCCTTTCCGCCTCGCCCGTCGGCAGGACACCGGGAAAACTGATGAAACTTGTACCGGTACCTCCTGCGTTAAGATATGCAATGCTTGCGGTTGCCGACTGGTGGTCGTTCAGCGGATTGCGGAAGTCCAGTTGGGCCGAGGCGGGTAGTGCATGGTCCGGCTCGCGCTGCCGTTCCACCGTCCCGCTGCTTTGCGCCCTTACCAAATCGTTCAGGACCAGCGCCTTTCCGACCCCCGCTCCCTCGCTGGCGAATACAAGCCCGTCATCGCCGTTGAGCACGCCAAGGCCGAATAGTCTAGCGATGGGCTCGATGGCGGCACGCGCCGTTGTCGGATCTGCAACGATGTAGCCGGTGACCATCCCGTCGGCCCGGCTTGTATCCGCCGGCGGCTGACCGTGATCGGCGAGGATCATGTCGATCAGCGCGCCGACAGATATGCCGCTTAACCTTCCGTTAAGCCAATGCCCGCGCGACCAGTTGGCCCCGTCGCTCCAAATGTCGGCATAGACGGGAAAGGCCGGATAGGGACGTGCGTCCCAGGCCCAGAGGCTGATCGCGTCCACATCCACCATCCGGCTGCCATAGATTGGGGAAACCGGATTGGCCTCCTGACCACCCTCTAGCCAGTGCAGATAATGCGCCTGGAGGAAGCGGTATTGCGCGAGATCGGAACGGCCACCATTGGAAAAATATGGTGAGAAGCTCTCCGATGATTTCGCATCGGGAAAGACATTTGGCTGGTTTGGCCCCTTGTCCACCGCGCCGCAGCCCAGTTCGGTGAAGTGAAAAGGTTTTGATTTGGGCACCCATGCGGTCGGGGCAGCTTCTTCAACACCTGCAATGCGGTTGTAATGATGGTTCGACCACCAGCTCACCAGATCCTTGTTGCGGAAGACCCAGTGCTTTCCATAGGCGCCGTCGATAATCGGTGTCCGCTTTCGCTCGACCCTGTCTGCAATGGACGCATAGAACCAGTCATAGCCCTCGCCAGATACGATCCCGGCACGCAGAGCCGGAAGGTCATAGGGTGTCGTCATCCCGTCGGGATTGCTGCCATCGGTGTCCGCGTCCCGCCAGTCAGATAGTGGCATGTAGTTGTCGATTCCGACGGCATCGATGTCAGGATGAGCCCACAGGCTGTCTAGATGGAAGAAGACGTCGCCCGAACCGTCCTGCGGGTGATAGCCGAAATATTCGCTCCAATCGGCTGCATAGGTAATGGCGGCCTTCTCACCGAGAATGCCCCGGACCTCCGAGGCAAGGTTCTCCAGCAGTTCCACAAAGGGAAAGCGGTTGTAGCCGTCACGCAGGGTCGTCAACCCTCGCAGTTCCGAGCCGATCAGGAAGGAGTCCACACCTCCTGCTGCCATAGCCAGATGCGCATAGTGAAGCACAAATCGGCGGTAGCTCCATTCATCCGCAGTGCCATTGAATGAGATCGTATCCTTCTGCCGGGAAAACTGCCCCGGCGCCGCTGTCCCTGCCAGCGCTGCGATCTGCGCACGTACCGCCGCCGTCTTGTCGGGTGTGCCCTGCCTGCCTGGCGCGGGGTGGCAAGTGATACGCCCGCGCCAGGGATAGGCCGGCTGTGAAGGCTCGCCATAGGGGCTCGGCAGTTCGCTTTCCGCCGGCACATCCATCATGACGAAGGGATAAAGCCCCACCTTCAGACCTCTCGCGCGAATGGCCGCTATAGCCTCACGCACTGATCTGTCTGTTGGCGTTCCGCCATATGCGGGATGCCCGAGGGCGGTGGAAACGACGTGGGCCTGCTGTCGGCTGACACCTGAAACGAGCCAGGGTGCAGAAAACCCCTTGGGATCGTTCCGCGTCACCATGGGACGTATTTTGCATTCGCCCGCACGCAGGTCTGTGCCGAACCAGGTAACCACGAGCGACACCGTTTTCAGGTTCGGGCAGAGTGCCTGCAGCTCGTCTAGCGACGCCTCGAAATCCGTCCTGGCGTAGCGGTTATGACGGTTCACCGCAGCAGTCTCGCCCGGCCCCACCCTCTGCGTCACGAGCGTTGGCGAAAGCCCATATTCGGTGGAGCCTGGTATGAGCGTGACCGCCCGGATGCGTTCGTTGAGTTCCCGAGCCGGACGCATGACCTCGAAATGGAACTGCGGGATTCGCCGGCCATAGTCGTCGATGGGAAAACGCTCGATCACCGCATAGGCTGTGCCTCGATATGCAGGCGCGTTTCCCTTCCCCTGCTTTGCTTCGATAAGAGGGTCGGGTAGCTGGTCCTCGGTACCGCGATAGATGCGGATCTCAAACCGGTCTCGGTCTATTTCCCGCCCATCAGCCCAGATGCGGCGCACCCCGGCTATTTCTCCTTCGCAGATCGCGAAAGCAACATTGGCGTAATACGAGTAAGTGGTCACCTTTGGTCCGAGCTTGCCGCCCTGCCGCTCTGTCGTGCGCCTTTCTTCAAAGCGTGTCGCCCAGATGAGCGTACCGCCAACGCGCACCGTCCCGTAAAGGCGCGGCAAGCTCGCTCCATCCTCGGCGGTGAACGGGCGCGCCGCAGCAAGCCGCGGTCCCTCATAGCGGCGTGTGCTTTCTAGAAGGGCCCGGTCGACAACATAGCCGGCGACTGCACCGGCCGCCGAGCCGATAGCCGTGCCAAAAGCACCGAACGCCCCGCCTAGAAAGGCGCCGGCGGCCTGCAGAACGATGGTTGCCATGAACCTATCTCTTCAAAGACGCTGGAAACTCGAAGACACCGGCGATCCTCCGGCGCCATTGCGGGACCAGCCGCGATATGAGCACGCCTCGTCCTTCGTAGGCATGCGCGAAAGCAGTCGGCCCTGTCAGAATGCCAAGATGTTTGGCCGGCAAGTGCGGTCGCCACCGAAACACGATAATTCTGCCCGGCAGGAGCGCATCACCGCAGGGAATGAAATGCTGACGCATTCCATCCAGCAGGCGTTCCTCGCCTCCCGCCTCCAACCAGTCCTGCGTATAAGGGCCGGGTGACACCGGCTGCCTGCCATAGAGCCCCCGGCAGATGCCGAGCAGTAGGCCAACGCAGTCGCAGGCGACCCCTTTACGGCTTGCCTGATGCCGGTAGGGTGTGCCGACCCAACTCAGTGCCTCGGCAATAACCTGCTCCGGCCTTGCCGCTGCGGCAATATCAGACGTGCTCATTCGACCAGCGGCCCGCCATCGAAACGATCGCCTTCCACGACATATCCATAGGCCGCGTCATCTCCAGGCAAATGCGGAAAGCCGCGGAAGCGCTCCGAGTTGGAGAACTTCGCCTTGCAGGTTGCAAACCGCTTGTCACACCCGGCAATAACGGTAATCGTATCTCCCACCTCGACCCCGGCTGCCTGTTCTCGCCAAAGGTCGAGAACCGTGCCTTCCAAGCTATTGCGGTGAGCGGATATCCGCTCTCGGCGTCCCGCGCTTTTGCCGGAGATCCAGGTTGCAACGCCATGGCTGAACCAGCCGCTCTGGAATGCATCAAGGCCCGAAACCGTGATGCTGCTTCCTTCAACCTTAACGACCACGGCCTCCCCTTTATATTTCGGTGCATCGAGAATGAGGCCGCAGCGCCTGTCCCCAAGTTCGGCGTCGCAGTTACGCCGCACGGTGCGCCCGCTGGTCTGATCGAGCGCCCGCTCAGGGCTTTCAAGCTCTGCCAGGAAACGCCCGTCACGCCGGGTGAGTTGCCCGATAACGGCGCGGCGAAGGCGCGCGAATTGGACCGGGTCCTGCCAGTTGACTAGGAAGGTCTCGACGGTGGCACCATCATAGAGGCCGGCCAGAATGTCCGCCTCCTGGATATCCGCCGACGATAATGCGCCTTCCACATCCACCGTGTCGACCGCAAGTCCCAGTGACTTTCTGGCTTCACTTGCAGCAAATCCGCTATCCGGCTTGAACTCCGTGCCATCGCAAAGAATGATGCGGTCATGGTCTGTGAACCCCATCACCTTTCCATCTTTGCGCACCAGCCGCCAGCAATGGCAAACCGATGTCACCTCCCCTTCCAGATGTGCGGCGAAGGCTGGAGAAATGTTTGCCATCAAAGTACCTCCACAAGCGGAATAGAGGGGATTTGCCCGGCCTTGAAAGCGGTTATGCTCGCTGTCAGTCGCTCGGTGTCGAAGCGCACGGAAACGTCAAACTCGTATCCCGCAGTCACTGCCTCTTCCCGACCGGGAAGGGAGCCGGGCCCAAAGACGATCTCGCCTGTTCCATTATCGACGGTGAAGTCGGGACCTTCCGCTTTCATCACTCCGGCGACTGCAACGCGCACCGTTCCCGGGACCGGCAGCACTATGCGCCGCTGATAGGCATCCGGCCCTTCACCGTAAGTCTTGATGAGCGCGAAGCGGTTCTGGCTTCCGTCGCCGATGCCAATCGGCTGGTCCAAAGCAGATGGTGTCAGATGTGGTGCGCAAGATTTCATGTCGAAAGGGTCGCGAAAACGGAAGGCATGAAGCGATCCGCGTCGCGCCTCGAAAAACCCAATCACCTCGTAAAGATCCTCCAGCGAACGAACGCCGGTGCCGGCGTCGTAGCGCCGGCGCGATCCGGCCGTGCGTGCGTTGCGCTTCTCGCGCCCCGACGTGAGTTCGACGATTTCGTTGGCACGTTCGGGGCCTCCCGTTGCTCCGAAGGAAATTCCGAGCGGGAAACGCACGTCATGGAAACTGTCCATTCTACCTCCGAGCCTAAAGGGTGCGCGCTCCGCGTGAGACCGCGCGTGCCAACATTCCGGTAATCTGCGCCTCCGATTTGCGGAAGGAGGCTGCATCTTGCGTCGTCACGTTGAAGATGACCTGTGTCGGCCTTTGCCCACCGCTCGCTGCCACGCCCAGCCGTCCGTCTGCAGTTCGCTGCAAGGGTAGAATCGCTTCCGCGCCTGCCTCCCCCATCAGCCCGATATTGCGGCCGGCGGGAAAATAGGTCGGCGTCGATACAATCCCTCCGTCGGCGAAGGGGACCACGCCTCCCCTTGCAAAAGGCATGATTCCACCAAGCCCCCCAAGAAGCCCGCTTATCAGTGCATTGCCCAGGCTTTGCAGCGGACGCAGTCCCTGATCCAGCGCCATCGATGCCAGGTTGAGGCCAATCTTGCGCAAGATATCATCCAGTGATTTTCCGCTGACCGCCGCACTCTTAAAAGCTCCGGTCAGTTGTGCGCCGAAAGTGGACGACAGTGCTGTGAGGTTGTTCAGCGCCTCCTCGAAAGGCGCCGTTTCGGCAACGATTGGCACTCTCAGTTCATCCGCCATTCAAGTCTCCAGTTTTGCGGTCGGGGAAAAGCCGCATAAGCCGAGCAAGCTCGTCTCGCCCGGGCGCCTTTGGGCGTGACAGTCCGGCGGCCCCAAGTGCAGCGTTCAATTCGATCGGGGTCATCGACCAGAACGTGTCGGGAGAAAGCCGCAGCACGCCGAAAGCAACGCCCATCACCTTGTCCCAAGGGAAGGGTGCTCCTCGCCCGGCTGCGGCATTGGAGGGTTTTCGCGGTTGTTTTCCTCCGCCATTCCAAAAGTGACAGCCAGGAGTTCCGCTACGATCTGCGCAAAGCCGGCCGCCCCGCCCTCGCACTGCATCGCGCGCACATCCTCCTCGTTTACCTGCGTTCCCCCGCCTCTCAACCCCGCAGCGATGATGGCGGCAAGATCCCGCGCCGAGAGGCGTCCCGTGCCGAACCGTTGAACAAGCTGGTTAAGATCCTCCGCGGCGAACGCCTCCTCCAGTTCGGCCAGCGCTCCAAGCGTCAGGCAGAGCCGGTAATCACGCCCGTCGAGCCTTGCGGCAATTTCGCCGCGCCTGCGGTTAACGCTCATCCCTCAACCTCCGCAAAGCTCACAGGCCCCGCTGATTCCAGTGCGATCTCGAAAGTCACTTCCCCATCATGATTACCGGCATATTCGAGCGCGGTGATCTGGAAGCTTCCAGAAACTGTTCCGAAGTCCGGAATTGCGAGCTGCCATACTGTGTTCTCACCTGCAAAGAAGCGCGAACGGATCGCTGCATCCGAGTGTGCGTCCTTGAAAATTCCGGACCCGCTGAGGGAAGCCCTCTGAACGCCGCTTCCCGCCAGCAACTCCCGCCAGCGGCCGTTCGAATCGGCGTCGGTGATGTCCACCGTCTCGCTGTTAAAGGCCAAACGCTTTGTGCGCAGTCCCGCCACTGTGATGAAGTTGCCAAACCCGGTTTCGTCGAGCTTCAAAAGCAGGTCCTTGCCCCTTTGTGCGGCCATTGAAGGTCTCCTTAAATGTGTGAAATTGTGGCGTGCGGAAGCGGGCGGATGCCGCTCGTTCGCGCTTGATCTCTCGGTGTCGCGCTATTCCACGAGCGCGCGGAACCGCATCACTCCCTCATAGGCGGAAATAGCCTCGTCAAAGCGCATTTCGGTAGAAATCAGTCGCAAGCTGACTAGGTGATGGTCGTCAAACTTGAGCTCCCCCTCATGTAGCGCCGCTCGCACCATGTCCATGAGCCTCAGCGCCTCCTTCCGCCCCTTGTAGGTCGACCAGATATGCAGCGCGAAAAGATGCTCGCTTCCTTCCTCTGTCGCGGTGCTCCAGTCATACGTGCTGGCGCGGCCGAAGGTGATATAGGGAAAGGTCAGATTGGCGGGCGCGACGTCGTGGAACTTGGCTCCGCGCATCTCGGCGACCAGGTCGGCTTCCTCACCTAGCCTCTTTGCGACCGCCCGCTGCAACTCAATCGCCGCTGCGGTCATTGTCACTGCCCCTGCGTGCCTTGCTGCGCATGTTCGCCCTCCGGCGCATTTCGAAGCGCTCAAGGGCCTCCCGATAGGTTCCGCTTTCGACGGCACCGGCCTCAGCATGTGCTTTGGCGCGCATGGCGCGCACAAGGCCATCGAGCGTCAATCGCATCGTCACCTTCATCGACCTTCCTCACGTGTCAGACAGATCAGATACCGACCTGTTTCATCGGCATCCTGGACACCGACGATCTCCAGCGCCCTTCCCTGCTTTACGAAACGCATCCCGCTCCGCACGTCCTGGCGAAAGCGCAGAGTGATCCGATGCGAGACGGTCTCGTGGAACTGCCCCGCCCGAAAGCGGCTTTGGGCACTTACCGGCTCCACATGCGCCAGAACCACTCCGATCTCTCGCCATTCCACGCTGTGTCCGCCAAGACCGTCCTGGACGGTCTTGGCCTTCTGCAGCTTCAGTTCCGTGCGGAACCGTCCCGGATCTATGAAAAGCATTTGCATCACAGCCTCGGACCTTGCCAGGCTGCAAGCAACCGCCGGTATTCATCAGGAACGGAAACGGGTTGGCTGTCAGGGCCAAACGCACCGCGGAACTCGTACCAATGGGCGACAAGAAGTAGCATTGCCCGCTTCAGCAGGTCCGGCACGTCCGTTCCCGCCTCACCGAAACCGGCGGAAAAATCGATCTCGATCCCATTGAGTGCCAGTCCTGGCGTCGGCCGGTCGGCGAGGTGAAGCCGTGCCGGCGTCGAGGCGGCATCGAGTTGATAGGCATCGGGGGCCATCACGGAGCCGGCCCCGTCAGCGTCGAAAACCGTCACCGAGAGGATTTCCCGCACCGGCTTCCGCTTCAGCAGCACCACCTCCTCCTGCGGCCAGTCATCCAACACCAGCCGCCAGCATTGATGGATCAGCGCGGTCGCCGTCATCTGTTCGACCTCTTGGCGGGCCGTTCGAACAAGGTCTGAAATCAATGCATCCTCGCTATCATGCGCCACGCGCAGATGTGCCTTTGCTTCGGCAAGCGAGACCGGCTCGACAGTGGGATCGACCGTACGAAACAGCGTCATGCACGCCTCTCTTCAAGAAGTGATTCAATGAAAGACGGCCCCGGCGTTATCGCCGGGGCCGTCGCTGCCTGGCCGGAAAGCGGAAGGGGTGGGAGGAGATGCCGCTCTCGACGGCCAGGAAAGGATCGCCAACAGGCTTAGCTGGCGGAAAACTTCAGGAGCTTTATAGCCTCGAAGTTCTGGATACCGCCTCCCACGCGCTTCGTGGTATAGAAGAGTACGTAGGGCTTGGCGGAGTAAGGGTCGCGTAGCACGCGCACGCCCATACGATCCACCACCAGATAGCCGCGGCCGAAATCGCCGAAAGCGATTGGTGTCGCATCCGTTGCCACATTCGGCATGTCCTCCGCCTCCACTACCGGGAAGCCCATCAGCATGGCGCGTCCACCTGGCGTGGCCGGAGGCTGCCAAAGGTAATTGCCGTCCCCGTCCTTCAGCTTCCGCAGCATGGCCTGGGTTCGGCGGTTCATTACCCAGCTTGCATTCTGACGGTACCCGGCCTTGAGCCCATAGACGAGATCGATCAGCACGTCCGCCGGATTGCCGTTAGGCAGCGCCCCATCCACACCCGTGGCCATGTAGCTTACCTTGCCCCAGCTCCAGTTGCCCTCCTCCACCTGAGGATAGTTGAGGAAGCCGCGCGGCTTGTTGGCGCCGTCGCCATGCACGAAGGCTGTCCCCTCCTGCTCGGCGAAGGCGGTTTCGATCTCCGAGGCGATCCACGCATCGAGATCGATAACGCTGTCCTCCAGCAGGTTGGCCGTCGCCGCCGGCATTGCGTAAAGTTCTGCCGTTGGAAAGGAGAGTTCGTCCAGCGTACTCGAATCCGTCTCCAACCGGCTGGCCGCTTCGCCCACCCAGCCGGTAGCCGGGCCGGAAACTGCAAACGGTTTCTTCAGAACGGCCGAGGAAACCTGGCGAACGGCGGCAATGGAGCGGATCGGAGAGATGGCGGCGAGCCTCTTGCCGATCTCCGCTTCCAACTCCTCCGGCACGACGTAACCGCCATCCTTTCCTGAGCCGAAGGACATTGCCTTCTCTTCCAGCCCGCGCAGTAGGCGGTCGTCGCCCGTGCGGATATAATTTTCGAAGGCTTGCTTGTGCTCAAGGCTCACGAGCGGTGCGCCTCCATCCCGCCCCAGCGCTGGCCGGGCCTTTTTCAGTACCAGCCGGTCGATGAGACGCTTCTGCTCGTCGAGCGCGTCGGAAAGCCGGTCGACTTTTTCGAGTGTCAGCGGATCGGCCGAACGTCGTTCGATATCCCTCATCCGCCGGTCGTTTTCCTGCTTAAACGCCTCGAACGTGTTCATGAACTCGTAAAAGGCGCTTGTAAAATCGCTGTCTCCGGCAACGGATTTCGATTCCAGGACGCCCATATTCATCGTCTCAGTCATTCAGTGTTCCTATTGTTCAAGAAGGGTTGTCGCCCGGCGGAGCATCGCCGCCAGACTCTCCGGCGCTGCCGGCGCGGCGTCCCGCTCGCGCAGCAAGTGTGCGAAGCCGCGTGCGATTACGGTCTTGGCTTCGCTGCGCGTCAGCCCCGCATCCCGCGTGAGCCAACGCTCAAATTCTCGGTGCGTCGGCAATTCGCGGCCAGCCGATGCGCTTTTCACCTTTTCCACACGTGCTTCCGGCAGCATCGGAAATGTCACGACCGAAATCTCCCACAGATCAGCCTCCCTGATCCGCCTTATCCCAGTTCGCGGTTCATGCACCGCGCGGACCGCTCGAAAGCCGATGGAGAGCCCGTCGAGCGCACCGTCTCGCATCAATTCCAGCACCTCACGTGCCTTGGCTGCGCCCGTAGCCAGCTTGCCCCGCACGAAAAGGCCATGCGAATCCTCACGGATCTCGCGCCAGGTCCCGATTGGCTGGTTGGGATCATGCTGAAAGAGCATACGGATGCCAGCCGCCCCACGCTTCCTGATCGAGGCGGCGAAGGCGCCCGGCTCCACAATGTCGCGTCCCAGATCTACGCGGCCGAAGAGGCTTGCATAACCGGAAAAGGTGCCGTTGCTCTCGACCTGTTCAATATCGAGCCCGGCATATTTTCGCTCCTCACCGCGGAGGGCGATCCTTGTCTTCATTGTACGTTCAGTCCTTTGTTTCATGGCGCGGTTCGTTCGTTCCGCCGGCGCCAAGGAACCGCATGATGAAGCCGATGGCGCTCCAGGCGCACAGGCTCGCAGCCGCCGACCCCATCAGCACCAGTTCTCCCGGTGCCAGATGTCCGGCGATGCCGAGTTCAATTGCAATCTTCCGCCCCGCCGTTCCGCCAAAGACGACGCCGCAGGCGACCCCGACGGCAAAGCGGATAGCAGCATCGCGGCGCCCGGAGGGCAGGAGATAGGCAAGCGAGATCGCCGAGCCGACCACCGCGCCAGCCGCCTTTGCGAGCCATAGCCAGGTAGCCTCGCTAAATCCGAACATGGATGTTTCCTCTTGTGCGGGGGCATGCGGCCCTTACCGCGTGAAGTCAGCAGTTGCCTCCGCAACGCCGTAGCCGACGGCCTCGCGCTTCTCGTCATCGCTGAGAAAGGTGGCCTCATTGACGCGTTTCCAGAGCGCGTCGCGCTCAGCGGCAAGCCCTTCCACCTGGTCGAGATCGAAAGACAAGCGCACTTGCCCGCCAAAACGGCGAGCGAGAAACCTGTCGAGTTCCTGGGTGATGCGCCCCACCAGCGGAAGAACCGTCAAGCGGTAGAATGCTCTGTTGGCCTCCTGATAATTGGCATAGGTGTTGTCACCGGGGATGCCAAGCAGCATTGGCGGCACGCCGAGCGTCAGGGCGATATCGCGTGCTGCCCCGTTCTTTGCTTCCATGAAATCCATGTCTCGGGGCGAAAGGCTCATTGCCTTCCAGTCGAGCCCGCCCTCCAGAAGAAGCGGTCTTCCGGCTCGCCTTGCGCCGGCATAGCCTTCCTCAAGTTCGCGTTTCAGCCGTTCAAACTGCTCGTCGGTAAGGTTTCCTCCTTCCTTGGGCGCATAGACCAGCGCCCCCGAAGGCCGGGCGGAATTATCGAGCAGGGCCTTGTTCCAGCGCGCAGCCGCATTATGGATGTCGAGCGCCTGCAACGCGGCGACGAGAGGTGCAAAGCCGTAATGATCGTCAAGCGGGTGATACAGCGTGAGATGAAGCCCGCTGCCTTCCTCGTCGAGAGATATGCTGCGCTTCGCGTTTCCTGCCTGATGCTCAAGCGCCAGAGGCCACCCGCTTGCATCCGCCACCACCCTTACGCGGTCCGGCCGCAGAAGATGCATCTCCCGCGCGCCCGTACCGGTTTCGATCAATTCGACATAGGCATTGCCAGACAGAAGCAGATGGCCGTAAAGCGTTTCCATGAAAGTCGGTCCGGCCTGCCGTTCGTTCGGACGGGCAAGCAGATCGAGAAGCGGGTGAGTGTCGAGCTCTGCGTCGCCCTCATAGGCCAGCCACGGTATTGCCCCGGCCGCCTCCGCAATCATGCGCACTGCCCGATGTGCCACAGGGTTGCGCATGAAGCCTTCGCGCGCCAGGGCCGCGTAGTCGCGCCGCGTCCAGAACGCGTCGCCCTGCCCGTGCAGAGCAATGAACCCGTATCCGCCGGCGTGTTTCTCTTCGCGGGGCGCGTTCTGCCGTCCCGGGGTTCGAGCCCAAGGCCAAGTCCAAGCCATTTGTCATTCCTGCGAATAAAGCGCGGTGCGTCCGCTGGGCGCACGATGAACGCGCTACCTTCATGATCTGCGCGCAGCACGCGCAGGTTGCGAGCTAACTAGGAGAAATCGCGGATGCGCGGTTCACCTGCGGAGCCGAGCATAAGCTCCGTGAGGGCCCAGACCAGCGCGTCAACGCGGTCGGGTGATCTCCCGCCCGAAAGACCGTCGGTGCCGAAGTCGCACATCTCGTCCTCCAGTTCTGGAAAGCGGGCGGCATGGCGCACCCTTCCCTGCGCGTAAAGCGCGGCCACCGGTTCGGCACGCACCCACTTGCCCCGGCTGGCCCGCACCGGCTTTACTGGTGCTGTCGGATCGACGGTTGCAATCACGCTGGCCACCATTTCTCCACCCTGGTTCACTTCAGCCACAATGGTATCCGCTTCGAAGCGGCGGAAGAGCGCCGTCACCGATGCGGCCCATCTTTCCGGCTTCGCCCCACTAAGGGTGCCGTCATGAAGGACCCAGCCCGTCCCATCCTCCGCCAACCCCGCAACGACGATGCCGCATGCGTCGGAGGTCCGGCGGCTCGTTGCAGGAGGGTCGACCGCAACGACAATCCGTCTCAATTCATCCGGCAGCACCTGCCCTACGGTTGCTTCCAGACTGGCCCGCGTCCACAACGCGTCATCCCGATCATCGATCAGTTCCCCGTCGAGTTCCTGCCGCCCCAGCCTTGTCCCTGCATAATTGCGTTCGACAGTTCGCAGGAAAGCGGGGGCCAGATGGGCTCCATTTTCTTCCGTCCGCATCCGCGTCACCGTAATCCCATCCGCCACCACAAGCTTGCGGATCAGGGGCACGGGCTTGGGGGTGGTGGTCAAAAGCTGTACCGGCCGCTCCCCCAGCCGCAGACCGAACTGCAACATGTCGAATACTGCCTCTGCATTCTTCCACTTCGCGACCTCGTCGCACCAAGCCGCCTCGAATTGCGGCCCGCGCAAACTGTCGGGGTCCTCCGAGGAAAAGACCATCGCCACAGCTCCGTCGTCCCACACGAGCCGACGGCGGCTTGGTTCATAACGAGGGCGGTTCGTGCGCGAGACCGACAGGATTCCTGATGGCCCCTCGATCATCACCTCACGCACGTCCCCTAGCGTTTCACCCACTAGAGCAATGCGGCCATATTTGCGCCCAGCAAAGGGCGAAAGGCCCCGCACCAGCGCGTTCACCCACTCGGCTCCAAGCCGCGTCTTTCCGGAACCGCGTCCGCCCAGTACCAGCCATGTATCCTTCAGCCTTGCGCCCACCGGATATTGCGGCAGGCGGCCGTGCATCCACCATTCATCGAGCAGCCGGTAGACGAGTTCCTGTCGTCTGAAGGTCTTCAC